GCTGTTTTCAACCTTGCAATCAAGACCATGCCACGTAAGTATAAGCAACGCCGTAATCAACTTCGCTTCTTCACAGGATCGAACTTGACACAGGATTACCTATACAACCTAACTGCTATGTCATCTGCAGGATTCAATCCATTCGATATCGCTTCTGGCGTTATCCGTGGTGATGTTGCTGCAAACGACGGTGGTCCAGGTACTGTAACTCCATTCGCATTTGGAATTCCAGTAATCAGCGTTCCATTGTTTGATGAGACACGTGCAGGCGACTATACTAGCCCATCAGGGTTACATGGTGACCTCCATCTCACATTCCCACAGAACTTTATCATTGGTATCAAGCGTGACGTAACTGTTTATCGTTTGTTCCAACCAAAGAAGGACACAATTGAATACACTCTATTCATTCGTGTTGGCTGCCAGGTTGAGAACTACGATGCACACGTCATCGTTAAGAATGTCAAGGTTTCAGGTTCTGTCGCTTCAGGAGCATTTGGTTCCGTAACACACGGTGCAAATATTTCTGGTGGTACAAACGGAAACACATACTAATATTAATTAGTTGCAAGGCGGGGGAATACTTAGGTATTCCCCTTAGCCATTTTCTGCTATAATAATCAATGACGAGAGGAAATTAAATGTCATTTACAGATCTAAAAGTTACAGAATTAAGAAAGATTGCAGACTCATTTGGAGTTGATGCAGAAGGATCTAAAACTAAACAAGAAATCATTGCCCTGCTTGAAGAAGAGGGAATTACATATCAGATGTACGACAAGTTTTCTGGGGCTGAAAAAGAAGAAGTAGAAGTTCCAGAGTTTGAGAAGAAAGCAAGAGAGAAAAAGATCATGAAGACAACAGAAACAGTGCTTGTAAAGATGGACAGAATGAACCATTCGTATAATACGGGTGGATATACATTTACTCAGGAACACCCATTTGTAGCAATGTCTGAATCAGATGCACAGTCAATTTTTGACTCACAAGATGGTTTTAGACCAGCAACTCCACGGGAAGTTCAGGAGTTTTACGCCTAGGAGGATTTAAATGCAGGATATCAATAAAGGAACACAGGAGAAAATACATCTCAACGTCTACAATGACGCTATTCTAGTTCAAGCAGATACCCTGCCAACAGTTAGCATCTATGATGCTGATAATGATGCGACCCCACTCATAGGTTTTTCAAGCAACGTAGTTGATGAAAGCCCGACTGGGGTTTATTCATACCTACTCACTCCACAACTTACAAACATGCCAAGAGTTTTAAAAGTAATTTGGCATTATTTAATTAATGGAACTCAATTTGATCAGGAAGATTTTTATAGAGTTAGCAACGTTTATGCAACAGTTAATGATATACAAGATTTTCATGGATATGGCGCAAGCCCAGCAGAATTAAATTACAAAAGTCCAGAGACAATTGCTTATGCAGAAAAGGTAGCAAGAACAATTATTGAAGGATATACAAGCCTTCGTTTTTATAATAGATATGATTCTCAAGAAGCATTTGGAAATGGCTCAGATGCAATACATCTTGTAGAGCCTATGCTAACCCTAGATAAGATTTGGGAAAACGACATCCTTCTAATTGACAATACAGTAAGCCCAGTATTTAACAATTTTGGGTTTGGTCTAGAAATTAGCCCAACTGGATTTACTGCAAGAATTGTAAACCAGGGTTGGGATGTAAGATACGATAATCAAGTAGACCCAGCAGTACTTTACTATGGTCGCTTTAGAGATAATGCAAGATATAAATTCCAAGGTCAGGTTGGATTTAAATATGTGCCAGAAGACATCAAGATTGCAGCAATGCTTTTAGTTGGAGATATTCTTGCCAACGATTATAACTGGAGAAATAAATATCTAAACAAGGTTAATCTTTCAGAAATTTCATTTGAAATGGCAGGAGGGGCATTCAATGGTACAGGTAACGTTACCGTAGATAATATCTTGGATCAATACCGCAATACCAATATTGTCATAATCTAATGTTTAATTCATCACTTATATCATCAATTATGAATATGACTGCAGAAATATATGTGCAGGAAAACATACAAGATCCAAATTCTGGCTTTATGAGCAGGCAATGGAACTATGATAAAACAATTCAATGCAAAGTAGAACCAATTAAATCTGGTGGTGCATCTACAAGAGGTGACAGCAAAACTTTTGATAGAGGATCAGACGGCGGTTATAGTGAAAAACTACAACTTAAGATCAAGTCATTAGAATTGCTTAGTAAGCGTTGGAGAATTAACAATATTCGTTCAAGTGACGGTCAACAGGTTTTTGTAGAAATTGACAGATATAACCAACCAGATTCAATCTTTGAGGTATTTTCATCTCACCCAGTGCTAGATCCGTTTGGTAAAGTTTCTTATTTTGAAGCCACATTACAGAGGGTACCAGTACAGCACAATGATAACACTTCAAATTAAACAATCAGATATTAAAAATATACAATCAGAACTTAAATTAAAGGTTGATGGTGCCATGGCATTAACAAGTTCTCAGATTTCAGATGTTATGGCAGAATCAATATTTCAAATAACTGGTAAAAGATTTATGTCTGAGGTTGATCGCTATTCAGTGTCAAATCCTAAAAAAATGCATCACCTTTATGAGTGGAACAGAATTGGTCAAAGAAGCGCAAGGCTTTTTGTTTTAAGTAGAGATAAAGTAATTCGTGGTTCATTTGGAATCAATACTACATTTTTACCATCAAAAACTTTAGTTCCAGTACCAGTACAACTTGCTTCCCCTGGAAAAACTGGTAAATCAGTTACAAGTAGATCTGTATTTAGAGACAAAGCAAAAGTAATGGAAAACGGAACACCAGTTGTTTTTCAAGCCAAAAGAACTTTAGCGTTTCTTGGAGCAGATGGAATTAAGTTTATACCGCCAGGACAAATAGTTAGAAACTTAAATCCTGGAGGGCGGGAAACAAAAAATGCCCTAGCAACATTTATGCTAGAATGGTATAGTAGATATGCTGGAGAAATTATTGATTCATCTGGCCTATATCAAACAATTATTGATGAAACAGCACTTGTTTTAAATGCTGATGCAGCAGGTCCAAAAGAGGTTGTTAAAAAAGTAACTCAACTTTTACAAGCAAAGTATGGCATAGGGGGAAATGTTAAATGACACCAGATTACACAAAGGTAGCATCTTACGATATTAGAAAGGTGCTTTGGCAAGAATTACAGAATGCCAAACTGTTTAATGAGCAGGACTATTACGCTGACGGATTCTTTAGCCCTTTAGTACCAATTATCCCAACCCAACAAGTGCCAGAGTTTAATAACCTACTTCCTGGAAAACCGTACCTAACATATGACATTCTGCAAAGACATGGCGGAGTTCAATGGTGGATGCAAGAAGAAATGATGTCTTTTGGAGTAACCTCAACAGATGAAAATCAAATCCAGACAGTTATCAACTTTATGATTGACCTATTTAGAAGATATGATCAATCAGCCAAAGAAATCAATCTTGAACTTGTTAGTGATAGTCCATTTACCTTTCACTTCTTCCATCTTGAAAGCGCAGATCCAGTCCAGCCATTTAAAAATGAAGGCGGGTTCATGACAGGTCTTATATCCATCGTATACTCATATAGCCGTGAAGTAGATGGACAAACAGGAAGATATCTCTAAAGTTTGTCTTATCATAAATTAATGATATTATTATCAACGAGGAAGTAAATTGCCAATCTTTTTTATCTCAAAATAAATAAGGTGGTGAAAATAAAATATGGCTACAAGTACTAGAAACGTTATCGTCGGAGCAGCAAATCTATTCATCTCGAATAAGAATGGTGCTAACCGCCCAACAACAAAAGCAACAGATATTTCAAGTATTCTCACAGCAGGTTCATCTGCTCGTGCAGCACTAAATTCTGGAACAGACTACCGTGAGGTAGGCTTTACATCAACAGGTATTGAAATCTCATACGAACCAAATTATGGTGAAGTTATGGTTGATCAACTTCTTGATGCTGCTCGTCTTTTCAAGCAAACACTTAAGGTGGTTCTTAAGACAGAACTCGTTGAGGCAACTCTCGAAAACCTTACCCTTTCATGGGGACAATCAGATTTCTACACAGATGCATCAGGAAACCCAGTTTACACACTGTCAAATACTGGAACATCTTCAACATACAAGTCTACTCTCAATTTAGCAGCAGGTGCTGTTGGTGATACACCAGTTGAGCGTGTTCTTCTTGCAGTAGGTTCTGCCCCACGTCAGATTGGATCTTCATACGATCCATCACTTTCATCTGGAGCGGGTGGAGCAGTTTCACCTGTTCACACTTCAGATCTTAAGCAAAAAGAGCGTGTATATGTTGCTCGTCGTGTTGTAAACATTGACACAACAATGCATGGTCTTAAGCGTGATGCTGCAACTGTGTTCCCAGTGAACTTCCGTTGCTTACCTGATGACTCACAAACTGAGTATGCAGGAACCGAATATGGAGTCGTTATTGACCGTGTTTGGGGAACTATCTAATATCTAATATTAGAATACAACTTAATATAGAATTTCAAGCCCCGTCAGAAATGGCGGGGTCTTGAATTTGTTTATGCGTGTTATCTTGGTATAATGTAGAAGAGGAAAAGGAGCATTAACTTGCCAACAACAGTATACGATGTATTAGAAGTAGAACTATCAAACGGTGAGACACTCACCTTAAAGCCATTGCCTATTAAGCAATTAAAAGATTTTATGGTCGTTATTAAGAAGATGGACGACGAAGCAGTATCATCAGAAGATGATGTTATGAATATTTTTATCGAGGCTGCCATGGTTTGCCTTAAAACCCTCAAGCCAGAACTATCCACAGACAAAGATAAGTTTGAAGAAATCATTGAAATTCCAACCCTAATGAAGATCCTTGAGGTCGCAGGAGGGCTAAAACTTAACGACCCAAACCTCTTGGGGGCAGCACTAGTTGGGACGAACTAGATCTAGCAGCCCTAGAAGCAGAAGTCTTTTTGTTAGGTCATTGGAAAAACTATGATGAATTGGAATCAAATCTTTCAATAGAAGAATTGATTGCAACTTTAAAAGCAAGTCGTGAAGCAGAGAAAAGAGAAAGAAAATTCTTTGCAGCGATTCAAGGCATTGATCTTGATGCAGAAGATGAAGAGAAGGTCACAATGGATATTGCTGATCTTAAGGGATTCCAAGCAACAAATGAAGGTTTTGGTGTAAATGCAGGTATAGGAATCATGCAACTGGGGGAGTGATGAATGGCTAGAGTCGAACTTAACATTGTCGCACTTGGCGACTTTAAGAGTGTCAATACTCAAATTGCAGCACTTAAAACTCAGGTTGACTCTTTAAATAAGAGTATTGCTGGAGTTGGATTAGGTTCATCTCTTGTTAAAGACTTAAATAATGCACAAGCAGCGTTTAAAGCAACGATGCTTTCAACTGGTCAATTTACGCAACAAACAGTTCAATTAAAATCAGAAACAGAAAAATTTGGACAAGCCCTTGTAAATGGTAAGTTAAAACTTACAGAATATTTTGCTATTATCAAGGGCAAGTCTGCAGAAGCACAAGCCCAAATGAGGGCACTTGCTATTGAACAAACAAAACTACAAAACTCTATTGTTCAAGCAGATCCTACAAAGCAGGGTGTATTTTCAGTATACACGCCTACCAAGATTAATGAAGTTGCAAAGTCTACCCAAATTGCAACTAATATGCAAAACCTTTATAACATTGCTGTTGAAAAAGGATCGCAATCTTTAATTAACTGGGGTAAGAATACTCAATGGGCGGGTCGTCAGTTAACTGTTGGCTTAACAGTACCAATGACATTATTTGGTAAGCAAGCAATGACAACTTTTCAACAAGTAAATGATGAACTTGTACGCTTGCAAAAAGTTTATGGAACTGGATTACAGGCACCCACAAAGCAAGTTCTTGATGGAATTAAATCTGATGTAACTGCACTTGCTGTCGAGTTAGCAAGAACTATGGGTATTGCAGCAAAAGATACTGCTGCTATGGCTGCTGATTTAGCAGCAACTGGTAAAACTGGTAATGATCTTTTAACGGCAACAAGAGAAGCAATGCGTCTAACTAAGTTGGGCGAAATGAGTACTCAAGATGCAATGCAAACAACAGTTTCTCTTCAAAATGTTTATAAGTTAAGTACGCAAGACTGAAGTAATGCGGTTAACTTCCTTAACGCAGTTGAAAACCAAACCTCAACAAGCCTTCAAGATTTGGCTGCAGGTATTCCAAAAGTTGGACCAATTGTTCAACAATTAGGTGGATCATTTAAAGATACTGCTGTAATGATGGTTGCAATGAAAGAAGCAGGTATTCCAGCAGCACAATCTGCTAACGCAATTAAATCAGCATTAGCATCGCTTATTAATCCTACAAAGGCTGCTAAAGATGCATTTGCAGCATACAATATTAATATTGCTGATGTTGCAACAAAAACTGGTGGCAATCCAGTATTGATGATTCAAACTCTTCAAAAAGCATTAGAAAATATTGCTCCACTTGCAAGAGCACAACTTATTGAAAAATTATTTGGTAAATTCCAAGAAGCAAGAATTTCTGCTTTGTTGGCAAATCTTGGTCAAGTAGGAAGCCAGACGCAAACAGCATTTGAATTAATGAATGCAAGCAATGCAGATCTTGCAAGTGTTGCTGCAAACGAAATGAAAATTTCTACAGAATCAGTAACTGGAAAATTTAAAAGAGCAATTGAAACTATTAAGGCAGATCTTATTCCGCTTGGAGAAAAGATTATGTCATTTGCAACTGTTATTTTAAAGTTTGGTGATGGGGTATCAAAAGCATTTAGTGCAATTCCTGGCCCAATTAAATTAATTTTAGGTATCTTGGCAGCGGGAGTTGCAATTGCTGGACCTGTTATTATGCTTACTGGTGTATTTGCTAACCTTATTGGTAACGTATTAAAGGGTGTATTTGCATTTAAAAACTTATTAACTGGAGCAAAATCATTTGGTGAACTATTTACTCCAGAATCAATAGCAGCAAAAGAAGCAGCAAAATTATTTAGTACAGAAATTATTAATGATGTTGACGCAGTAAATTTATTAGATACAGCAATTAAAGATTTAACCATTACGTTAGATGGAATGGTTGCATCAATGAATCAAGCAGCAACATCTTCATTTGCAGAAAAGGTAGCGTCAGCAACATCTATTGCTACAATGGCTGCAGAAGTTGGCGTACCAGCAGCATTAAGAACAATTCCATTTAAAGCACCTAAACTTGCAGGTGGAGGAATTATCCCAGGATCTGGAAACTCAGATTCTTATCCAGCAATGCTTATGCCAGGAGAAGCAGTTATACCTAAATCTGCAACTGCAGCAAACCCATCTATTATTAGTGCTTTGCTTGGAAATAATATTCCACATTTTGCAACAGGAACATCAGGTGGATATAGCAGACCAACAGCACTTGGAAGTTTTGGAACAGCATCAATTATTCAATCTGGATCTCTTGAAACACAAGAAAAAATTATTGTTGAAGCAGCACAAGGAGTTGGAGCAACATTTAAACAAATTAGATCAATGCTTCAAAATGATCTTGCACACGTAGTTCCAGGTGCAACGGGTGCCCCAAAAGATTGGAAAAATCTTGCAAATATTAGAGGATCATCAGCAGTAGAAAACAATGCTTTAGAATTTTTGACTGGAGCAAGAAGAGGTGCATCTACAAAATCAGCGTTCTCTTCTTCTGTAGATACAGCAGGAAAAACTTTAATGGATAAAGGCTTTGCGGAAGAAGAAGTTAAAGCAGCAAAAGCAAGGTTGGTAGGTGGACAACAGCCTATTACAAAACTTGAAACAAATCTTTATCATGAAGCGTTAAAAGATCTTAATTCAAAGGTTGAAAAGGGTGAAATAAAGTTACCTAAAGGCACATCGCAATGGTCAAGAGTTGCAGAAAAAGTAACTGGTGCAAGAGTTTCGGGCACCTTGCCATTAACAGAAAATCTTAAGGTTGATAATCTCAATCCTGCTGATGTTGCAGCAGCAAAAGCACATGCAAAAAAGAGAAAAGAAATTGATGATGCTGCAATTAAAGAAATCTATGGCACAGCAAGTCCATCTAAGGTTGAAGAACAACTTGCCAAGGATAGGGCTGATGGAAAGATTAAGGGCATAAAAGAGTCTGAAGGAAAATTGCTTCAGGCAACGGAAGAAGAACAAACTAAACTTCAAAAGAAGCAGGTAAGTATTGGAAAAAGAGCATTAGGTTCTTCAGCACTTATGGGGCTAAGCATGGCAGAAAATGCTCTTCCAGCAGGGGGCATTAAAGATGCTGTTCAGTCAGCAACATCTATGGCTTCTATGGGATCTATGTTCGGACCTTGGGGAGCAGCAGCGGGTGCTGCATTGGGATTGGTAACTTCTGGGATTGGTCATTTAATTGCTGCAGAAAAAGAACATAAGGCTCAAGCAGAATCTGTATTCAAGGTTAGCACAAGCGAACTGGATAAGTATAAAGAAACTATTGATAATGCTACCCTTTCTATTACAGCATTAAATAACGCTGCTGGAAATGTAAAGGCTCCAGTTGCTGCTTCTGTTGCTTCTGCGGACGCAGAAAAAAAGAGATTAGATGCACTTAAAGATGGAGATCAAGAAAAAGAATTTTATAAAAAAATACAAGGCATGAATAAAGGCGGAGATGTTGCTTATGCTATTCAACAAAAAGCAAGTGCTCTTGTTGCTCAAGGAGCAGATCCTAAAAAAGTTGCAGCAGACATGCAAACATTATTATCTGCAGCGGGACAAGGACAATATTCAGGCCTAGTCGCAAATACATTAAAAGAGCATGTTGGAACACAAGGCCAAGGTGTTACAAATTTCTTAAAACAGCAAGCATATAATCCAAGAGTAATGGCTGCAATGCAATCGGGCGGTACAGCAAATGCAGCAGTTGCATATGGCGGAAGAGCAGGTACTGCTTATTATCAGCAAATAGAACAAGGTCAAAAAGAATTTGCATCTAATGTATATCAAGGCGGATCTGGTGCTGGATTAGAAAACACTGCAAAAACTTTATTAAGTACTGGAACTGATTTAAAGAAGGTAAAAGAAGTCAGCGACGCACTTGCAAAATCTCAGTTTAATACTGCGGGTGGAACAAAGATGCTTGCACAAGCAATGATTGATACCAAGGGTCCTATGAAGGCAATTGGCGTTGATATGATGAAGATTGCTAATTTACCAATGGCTCAAGCATTAAAGGTTATGAGAGCAGCATCTGTATCTCAAACTAATGCTGCAAGACAAGAAGCAGACAAAGCATTTGCAGCAGCACAAAAGGCTGGAGACAAAACAAAATCATTTATGGAATGGCTTGCAAAGCCAGAGAATCAAAAATATTTAGACAAACTTGGCGGAGTAGTTGAAAAGCCAACTGTCACAACGGTTCCAAATGTAGGTGGAACAGATGGTCTCGGTGGCACTGGACCAACCGCATTAGATAAGCAATATGATGGATTAATTAAAAAAGAAAATCTTTATATTGCATCAATGGAAAAAAGACTTAAGATTCAACAAGACTCTAATGCTGAAGCAAAAAGACAACAAGATTATGCTATCTCAATGACAGATATGCAAAATCAAATTAAACAAGCAACAGCAACTGGAGATTTCTTAAAGGCTAACTTGTTAAGACAGCAAGCACTAGGCAATACGGACCAATATAATCGTGATACTGCTTCATTTAAAGATCAACAAATTCTTGATGCAGCAAGACAAAAAGTTGCTGAACTTGAATCTGGAAAAGCGGATAAAACCAAGATTACAAAAGAAATGACAAAACTTGCAACAGATAAAGGCTTTAAGGGAGTAACACCTAAAAACTTTGATGTTCCTGCTGCTGCAGCATATGGCTCTACCGCACAATTTGGTACAATTGATAATAGTAATAACAATGTTGTTATTAATATTAATGGATCAAATCTTGATCAAAAGCAGTTAACAGATAGCGTTCTTAAAGCACTTGCAGCAAATAATGCTAAGAGTGGAAGAACTACACAGGTGGGTGGCTAATGACATATTCAATTAATGCAGGAGTTCAGGTATCTTTAGATCAAACAACTTGGTATTCACTTACCGATCATAATCGTCAACCAATTAAAGTAACATATGAAGTTATTGAGAAGACAAATCGTATGGCAGATGGTACACTTAGAAGGTTCGTAATTGCAAGAAAACATAAGTTAACTACGTCTTGGCAATTAGTCCCAAGTTCAACATCACGTTTAGTTGGAGGAAAAACTATAAATGATACCGTTGATGGAAACAAGGGCGGGTCATGGATGAAGTCTTTTTATGAGGTTAATGTATTTACACCAGTATATGTTAAGTTAATTATCGCTGGAGAATATAATGGAACTCACGACCCAAACTCTCCAAGTTATGATGAGGCTAATTATTTTTCTGCAAAGGGTGCATCAACAAGCACAACAAACCCTGTATACATGACATATATTACAAATTTTGATTACGAAGTAAATAAAAGAAATAAAGACTTTGATTTAGTTAACATAAGCATAGAGTTTACGGAGGTATAATGCTAGGTACAACACCAGTCCAGCAATATTTCTCAACGGGAACATCACATTATGTGACTCCTGTCGTTTCTGCTGAATGGAACTACAATATGTTTTATAGTCCATATGCCACATTTGCAAGTGATGGATCGTCTGTAGCAACAATTGGGTCATGGACAAATACACCATTTACAACCAACGGCCTAGGCAAAAATGGTGGAAATGCTTTGCAATTTACTGCAAGTTCTATTAATGGTTCTTCAGCAACAACAGTAACTGTCCCATCTGGAACAAATACTTATAAAATTGTATTTTATGCAAAAGTTGTTGAAAATCAACAAGTTACATTAACTTCATTAACTTACCTAGATAGTCACAGATCTAATTCTTCTTCACACATAATTGATAATACAACATGGACAAAGTTTGAAACATTTATTAGTTCACGTCCAGTTGATACAGCATACTCTTCATTTGCATGGGCACTAGATTACACCCTAGCAGACACAACAGTTTTACCATGTCATATTTTAATTGACATGATTCAAATTTATCAAACTACTGAGTTTGATTATCAATATGGAAACCTATGGCAAACAAAAGCACCGTTTTCATACTTTAGGCCAGGCGAGAGTTATGTCCCGTCTGGAAATGCATTAACACCGCTTCCATCAAATTTTAGATCAATTAGTTCTACCGTCCCAGCATCTAAAACATGGAGCATGCAGATGCCAGTTAGCCCTGTTGTTTATAACCCCAGATTATTAGGAGCAGCAGGGTCTAACCCCCTTTATAAAAACGGTATTTTATCAGAATGGACTCAGTATAAATATTTTGTTTCAGATACAAGCAACTACAATCTAGGTGCTGTATATGAACAACAACTTTACACAAATAAAATTGTTTTAAAGTTTAATACATCATACTCAACACCAAGTGTTGATGTGCATCTTTATAATACTGTTACAGGATATAGCAATACAGTTTCTATTCCATACACAAGTATTTCAAATGGAGTGGTAATTCTTTATCGTCAAACTGATGGCACATGGACCACCTCTCCTTGGACCGTAATGCCAACCTTTAATCTTAGCGGGCAAATAACAAATTCTCAACCAATTAATAAAATTGTTGTTAATCAAACAAGTGCACATATAAATTCAAATTACTCAAGCGTAACTTCAACCAATAATATTGCACAAACAGATATGTCAAGATTTCAGGTAATTGAAGTATCACCAAGATTAGAACTAGATCTTTCTTATTTTACAATGACCGTAGAAACACAATCTGAATTAGATAACAAACAAAACCCATTACCTATTTCAGCAATATCTTCTAATATGGCTACATTAATGCTTTCAAATGTTCCTTTAACAGTAAGTAATACTGTTTTAAGTCTTTTTTCAAATAATGCAAGCGGTTCTCCTTTAAAGGGTTTGTTTAAAAAAAATGTTAAGTTTTATTTAAATTATATAATTAGAGATGCAGTATCTGGAGCCTCATCTTCAGATAAAGTTGTTCCTAATGGTGTTTATTACGCTGAAGTTTGGGACGGCAAAGATATTGAAAAAACTCAAGTAACAATGTATGATATCTCAAAACAACTTCAACTTACATCGCCAACTGATTATGTTTCTCAATCTGAAGATGTATTTAAAGTAATTACAAACTTATTGGATTTTTCTGGATTTACAGATTACGATTATGACAGTTTAAAAGAAGTTACAAGAGATAAAAACCAACCAATTCACACATCATATTTTTATGCTAATGGCTTGCAACAAAAAGTTTTTGATGTGTTAAGAGAAATATTTGAAGCATATCAAATTGGTGCCTATATTGATAACTATGGGGTAATGAACTTTTTAAACTTAAATTCTATTCTTGCAAATAAAACTCCAAATATGGTTTTGCATGACTCAACAACAGCAGACTCTACAACAGTCCCTGGCCTCACAGTAACTAGCAATATTGTACAAGATACATATACTGAAACTGTAAAGTTAAAATTGGGCAAAGCCACAATAAAATATAGAATTCCACAAATTAATAAAACAATTGATCCTTCTGGAACGGGATATGGATTAAGTTATCCAGCCTTGACAACTAGCCTTATTGATAAGAACGATGCTTTATGGGTATTAGATAAAGATGATCAAACTACATTTAACTATCTTGATGAATCAATTACTACTGTTTCTCAAAATTATTTTAAAATAAATCCTATGGATTTAACAAAAACCTTTAATTCATTTAACATGGATCATGATGGTTATGCAATTATTGAAGGTGAAATTGTAAGTTTTAAAGATAAAGAATATGCATTTAACCTGGTCCCTGGACCGCTAGCAATGCCATCAACTCCATTAAATAATACTGTTGTAATTTCAAACTCTGCAGATTTAAAAAGAGAAGTTTCTGCATTCAGTTCTTTAGTTGGTTATAGTGGAAAATTAGCATACGAACCTACAGGGTATATTAGAAATGTTGAAAGAGGGTTATTCAATACACCAGTAAGATCGCATTTGGTTGTTAAAGATAACTCTACCTTTTTAACAAAAATGCAACAAGTGGGTCAGGGTTCAATTAATGTTAATGACTATCAAGTTTATTTAGGTGCACAAGGTTTTGTTAAAAATATAGTTAAACCAATAAATGAACCAAGTTATGGTTATAATACTTTTTCAGTAAAAATGGGCATAGGCCCTAACTCTGGTCACGCATTTGCTGATGGTGTAGGTGGCGGGATTGTAATGAACATTGATAATAATCCTACATACGTAGAGATTAGACAAGATATGCAAACGCCAGTTAAAAAAGGATCTAAGACTTATCCATCATATAGGCTATATGTATATAACAATTCTGGAACCTTATTAGATCATGAGTATTATTCAATTGAAAGTAAATTAATTAATGATGCAACATCATACCCAGTAGATTCGCCATTTTCTGAATTTGGACAAGTTGTTAACTTAAGATTTGTAAAAACTTCAAGTTCATCATTTAGAATCTTTATAAATAAAGAAGAAATATTTGTTGGAATCAAGCCAGGATTAAATCTGGATGTATCTGGTAATTTTGGAATGTTTGCAGTTGCAAGCGGAGCAGCAACTGGCAGTATACCTTTTACAGAACTTTACGCAACACAATCAAGGCTTGAAACACCAGCAGTACAGTATCACTATGAACTTCCAAGTTTTGCAAACACAATTGTTAGCGGTTCAAAAATATTTGAAATTAATTATCTATTTCAAGTAAGACCACAAATTGTTGGAATAAATTTATATGATGTTCAGTACAGTCTAGCACCAGCAATGAATGCTTATCCCTTAAAGGTTTCTTATAACTGGTATTATTTTGCTGACCCAGTTAATAACAAAACTCAACTTAACAATATATCGGTTTCCGAAGACGCATTAAATTATTCTAATGTCCATCATTCTGGATTTAGGGGTAAGGTTGCAGTTATTAATGGAACCCCATCTGCAGTTTGGCTTAAAAAAGCACCAGATTCTAAAAATACAGTTGATGTTATATTCTCAATTAATACAAAAGAAGTAATTACCTTAAGTGACGAGTACTCTTTAGAAAAAATATTTGATCAATCAAATTCCTCAGAAAGCATAGAGATTAGAACAAATTGGATGCAATCTAAAAAAGCAGCACTGGGAGTTTTAGATACAATATCTAAGGCGGTTGACGGTTTCTCTAGAGATACTCAAATCTCAATATATGGAAACCCATTGTTTGAAATTGGAGATGTAGTTAAAATTAATTATTCATTAAAGAATATATCTAATCAAACATATTTTGTTCAGGGAATTCAACAGGTATTTGATCAAGGTCTTAAAACAATCTTGACTCTAAATCAGATTGCGTAAAGACATGCTTAAATGTTATAATATAGGGAGGGTTAAATGACAGTTCAAACAAACAGAAGCGGTAGATCAGCAAGCAATATCTCTTCTTCCGTTCAAAAGCGTAAGACTTTGTATTTGTCAAGCGATGACCCTCGTGCACAAAATGATGTTTTTAAAGGTTCATATGCTTCAAAGTACTATGCTGACATTATTGTTCTTAGCCCAGAAGCGTATAAAAATCTTTTAAAAACACAGGTTGGTCTTCAGTATACTCCAGATGGATTACCAATTGCGGGATCAGATCCAGGTCAATCGGACGAGGGCAAGTTAGTATCAAACTTACATGCCCCAACAAATCTTTATTGGGATTATTCTGATAACTCAAGTACAGAGTTTAATGCAAATAGCGGTTCAAATAGTGTTAATATAACAATTACTTTTGATCCATCAGTAGATGATGTTGTAACCGATAGTACAAACATTCGTTATGATTATACAATTACAAATGTAACTGGACAAAACGCAGGTGCAATTGGAACTGGAAGTACAGCAAATACGTTTAATCCAGTAAAATCAATTACTATTGTTAATGCAACATCGTCTCAAATTCAGATTAGTTTTCCAAACATTTCTGATGCAACTGGCTACAACCTTACGGTAACTGGTAAAAATTTGGCAGCGGGACAACTTTCAAAGACTTATCATAGCGTACCAACGCCAAAAGCAACTACGCATTACATTACTGTTCGCCCAGTAGCAACAAAGTCATTTACTGGGGCATACAAGTTAGATCTTTCAGTTCAATATACTAAAGGGGTATCGGGGGTGGTTTCAAAGAATGTCACAATTTAAAGGAACATATGTATTTAAGCAAGATGGTGTAGAGGTAGGTCGTTCAGAAAATATCATTACTGATGACGGAAGAAAAACTATACTTCAGTACTTGTCTGGATACAGAAATGAATGGGCATCAGACTTAGCAATTGGTGCAATCTCTAATCCGCCATTATCAACAGATACTGAATTAAACTTTGAAACAGCAAGAGTTCCTATTACTTTAAAAACATTTAGATCAAAAACATTAACTGATCCAGACTTAATTGTTTTGCGTGGAACGCTTCCATCTACAATGTATGCAAATATTTATGAGATAGGCGTGTATCCAGAAAGTAAAAACACAGATATTGCCAATAGAAACAATAGAATTTTAACAGACTTTTCAGATTTAAGTAATTGGGTTGCAAGCGTTGCTGATATTAATAATCAAGTTGCAATGAATGGAACTGTAGAAATTACTGGCTTTATGCCACAAGCACCACAGTCGCCAAGAATTGGTGGGTTTAGCGTAGAGATTTATCCAAATACTTCTTATTATAATAATACGTACGGATTTAGTCTTCAAGGGTATAGTGATATTGATACGCTTAAACTTCTTGTTTACAACACGGTAGCGGGAAATGCTACAGTTACAATGACAGATGCAAATAATCAAACCTTAACATTTAATTATGTTTTATCAGATAATGCTGGATACAGCATATTGTCTGCCCCATTCCCATCAGGAGTACAGTATTTATCAACTATTAAATCAATTAATATTACAACGGATAGCACTGGAGTATTAACTCTTGATGCAATTAAAGCATCAACAACAAGAGAATTAACAAGTACTGAATATATAATTAGTAAATCAGTTCTTTATAATCCTATCGCAAAGATGTACGGAATTACTTTAGACGTAGAATATTATCTACAGTTACTATAGGGGGTGAGATAAATGGCAGTAGGAGCAATTGGCGGAATTAGTATACGTGCTTATAGCAACTATATTACTGTTGCATTTGCAAAGCCAGCCAATACCACTAAGTATTTAGTAACCGTTGTAAATGCAGACAATGGTTTTACTGCAGCATCTCAATATTTTTCATTTTCATCTTCTTCTGTTGGAAGTACAGTTACTTGTACAGTAAATAGTTTAAACGCTGGTTACCATTATTTAGTTTATGTAACGCCATACAACGGTACAACTGCTGGAACTCGCAAACAATATACAAATGCATCAACAACAAATGTTGTTAATATGCCAGGCGGAACAATTACGGCAACTACTACAAATGGTGCTGGATCTTCGCAGTCTTCAGTTACTAATGCTGGAAGCACAAGCAAAACAAGCCAAGCAAGTCAAACTGGTGGCGGTGCTAATGGTGGATCAACAGTTGCTGGAACTGGCGCAGGAACAAATACTCCAGGTGGACCAACAGATGCAACTGCAACATGGGTAGCGGGAACGGTAGGGAGCAAGCCAACAGATCTTGGAAATGTTGGAAGAGTTCCATTAAAAATCTCTGGTCTTGATTTAAATCAAACCTACAGCATTACCGTTACGGCTGTTACAACAGATGTTGATGGCAATACAATTCACTCAGAGCCTTCTGCAGCATTAATAGTAAATACTCCTCCAACTACAATTAGTGGATCTAACTTTAGTAATTCAAATATTGGAACAGATAGTCAATTATCTGGTGGCTCTATTTTTGCAGGAAGTTTTCCTGCTAATAGCGGTCTTATTGATGTTGTAAATGGTACTACTACTGGAACTGGTGTTATCTTAAATCAAACTGGTCTTGCAGCATTTAATCAAGGAATAAAAGAATTTTATATTGATGCAGTAACTGGTAAAGCATATTTTGCTGGAACCGTGACGGCAGGTACGGTAAAGATTGGTCCTAATGTAGATCCTACAGGAACAAAAACTGGTATATACATTAATGATCAAAACTATTGGTATCAAGATGGAACATGGTCTGCAAAAGGATCAGACATTGCAGGTGCACTAACAAGTTCTAGTTACTTATCAATGCCAAAGCCACCAGGAGTTACCAACTTAGTTGGTACATGGACAGGAACAGATTTTAAATTAACATTTGATGATGATACATCAACTGCACCATCAGGGTATACCAATTCTTATTTTTCTTATTTTCTAGTTAAACTTGTTGGAAATAGTGGAACGCATACCTTTACCGCACCAGCATCTTCTGGGTTACATCAATCTTTTGCTTTGTCTCTTGCACAAAATAGAGCAGCATTTGGTGTTCCACAAGTAGCATTTTCAGGATCAGTTATTGCAGTTGATGCATTTGGAAATGAAAGTGCTGAAGTAACATTTGCTCAAGTTTCATATGCAAGTCCATTAACAACACCAACGGTTAATCTTACAGCCACAACAGGTGGATATTCTGTTTCTTATACATCTCAAAGTTCTTCTGCATTTTTAAATGCAACAGTTTATGAGGTTGAATCAAACTCAACAACTGATCCAGTTGCTGGTTATCAAGTTGTTGCACAATCATCTTCAAACCCAATTACATATGTTACTCCAAATTATAATCAAAGATGGGTTAAGGTAAGACTATACGATGCTCTTGGGGGATATCCCACATTTTCAACTCCAGCACCAATTACTCCTTTATCTGCAGTAGGTGCTGACAATGTTGGACCTGCAAATGTTTCAAATGCTGGGTTAGTAACAACCAGTGGCATTGACCTATCTGGTGGACTAGGATTCAATGGATACATAAATCTTTCTTGGACAGCAGTTTCAGATACAAGTCTGCGTGGTTACAGAATTAGATTTACAACCGATGCAGGAGCAAATCCACAATATTCTTATGTTGATTCACCAGGAACTGGAACTTCATATAAACTTACTGGATTAGCAGTTGGTGCAACATATAAACTTGCAATAGCAACTTATGATGAATTTAATAATACTTCAACTAATTATGTTTCATATTCAGATGTAACAATTGCGGGAACCCCATCAGTATCTAACTATATAACTGCAGGATCAAATCAATTTCAATTTGGATCAGGCGTTGGTGGAAATACCACTAACCAAGGTTTATATTTTAATGCAAATAATTATTGGTATGTTAATTCTGGCACAAGCGCATTGTTTAAGTTGGGCGGTAGCACAAGTAATTATCTTAGTTGGGATGGAAGTAACTTTGTTATTGATGGAGATCTAAGAGCACGTAAAGGATATTTTGCTGGAAACGTAGAAATTAAATCTGGAATCAGTGGTGGAGCATCAATTTTTTCAGGCACTTTAAACGGCTCGGGTAATCTAACAAGTGCTGGATTTATATTAAATTCTTCAGGACTTACATTTAGTAATGCTACTACAAGTGGAATTACAACTATTGATGCAACCTCTGGAACATTTACAACAAAGAGTGCGGTTATTGGTGGATGGCAAGTTGCAACAACAGCAAATACTATTTATAAAAATTCAACAGCAGGAACTGTAACCCTAGACAGCGATAATGCAAGAATTGATATTGCTAATAGTTCTGGAAATTATCACCTAGCAATATCTTCTCCTACTGCAGGTACAAGCGGAACTTCATATGTTGCATGGGCGGGAGCAGCAAGTAATACTGCAGCAGGTATTGAGGCTGCTAAATTTAAGGTAGCACAAGATGGAACGCTATATGCATCAGGTGCAGTATTTAGTGGATATGCTTTGTCAAGTGATCTTTCTGCATATGCAACAACTAGTTCATTAAATGCATATGCAACAAATGTTAACTTATCTAATGGAACAACAACTATTTCTGGTAACAATATTAAAACTGGAGCAATTGATTTAAATCTTGCTGTAGTAAGAAGTTCTGCAACAGGTGCAAGAATTGAACTTACATCTGCTGGTTTAAAAAATTATGCAGCAGGAAATTCAACTCCAACAGTAGAAATTAATACCGATGGATCAGCATATTTTAGAGGTAATTTAACTGGTAACAATATTACTGGTGCCACTATTACTGGTTCAAGCCTACAAACTTCTAATACTGGAAATGGGTATATTTCAATTCCAGGAGGAGACACGATTAATTTTTATGCTCCAGGAACAACTCAAACATCGCCAGGGTATATAAATATGACACAATTTGGTGGATCTTCATCTTTGTTTATTACTCCCCCAACTAATTCTGGATGGGCAGATAGACCTTATTTTTCAACCTACGCCGTATCCACTGGATCTTTTGCATCCATGTTTTCTTCTATTACAAGTGTTTCTGCAACTTCAAGCATGAGTATTAGTAGTAATGGATTGTTTTCATTAAGTGCAACAAGCGGATATATTCTTGTAAACACCAGTGTATTAGGAATGCAATATGGTTCAACATCAGCAGCACCTTCAATTGGAGCATTTAGAAATATTTATGCATCAGGTGGTACACCAGCAGGTACTGATGGTCAAGTAGGAGATATTTGGTTGGAGTGGTAAATGGGTTACATAAGAGCAAAAACTGGAACTTCAACTTGGACAAGAGCAACACACGTTAGATTAAAAACTGCTGCAAATGTTTGGACTAGAATGAAGGGTGTTTGGATAAAACTCTCTAGCGGATGGTACCGTGTATTTTATGATTCAGTTCCAGAAGCCAATGTTCTTCCAACCATTTCAGGAACTGCTGCTACATCATCAATAACAGGTTTTAGACTATATACAACTTTGACGGGAGACAAAGGTACCTGGACCTCCTCTAATGGAACAATAACCTATGCATATCAATGGTATAGAGGAGACAGCCCAACTGGAACATTTACTACAATTGCAGGTGCTACTGGAACTACATATACAACAGTTTTGGCAGACAATGGTAAATATATAATTTTTAGAGTAGTTGCAACAAACAACTCAGGTGGCAATGTTGCCTCAAGTAATGGATATGATCAAGTTATTAAAAATAGACCAGTCAATGTAGATGTATACATAGATAATCTTTTGCCATATATTGGTCTTACATTAAATGCAGTTTCACACTGGAACTCTGCAACAGATACCATACCAGATTCATATACTTATCAATGGTATAACTCTAGCGGTGCAATTTCTGGAGCAACAAGTTCTTCATATACTGTGCAATCTTCAGATAACGGTAAAACAATTTATGTTGTTGTTACAGCAATAAATACTGGTGCGCCTTCAGGTGTTTCAGTAACAAGTGCTTCTACTAATGCGGTAACAGCACCAATTCCAGTAAATGTTACTAAACCTTATGCAGTATTACAATCAGGTACGGCAAATCAAGTAGGAGCAGTTTACAGATTGTATGCGGGAACATGGACAAACTCTCCATCTTCATTTGACTATTATTTAGATAAGCAAGATGCTGGTGGCACAAATGTGTTTAATGCAACCAATCAAGCAAACTCATATTATGATTGGACTGTCACAAGTGATTATCAAGGTAAAAAGTTAGACTTTAGAGTTATTGCATATAACTCTTATCCAAATGGTGCAAGCATAAGTGCATACTCATCATCTGCACTTGGGCCTTTTACATATCCAGCACCTACTGTAATTTCAAATCCAAGTATATCTGGCACTGGAGCATATAACTCTAAGATCTATTTTGGTTCTGGTTCTTATAATTATGGCACAGTTACATCAACAGCACTATTAGGATCTACTACATCTTATTTTGGCGGGGTTCAAGGTGCTTTTTCTACAACGTCACCATATACAATTTCTGCATCAGATGTATCATCACCCGCAGATCAATTTGCTACAAGAGACACAGTTCTTGGCTATAATGGAACAACTTATTATTTTTATAGTGGCGGATACTCAACAACTGGATCAAATACGGTTCTTATCTCTGCTGGATACGGCTCTATTCAATCTTATGAATTAACTGGAACAACACCAACATTAAGTTCTGTTACGACAGCATCTGCTGGATTTTCATTCTCTATTACTAATTATGATTCAACTGCAACATACACTCTTTCTGTTTCAAGCACAACATCTAATACAACGCCGAGCATTACTAGAAATGGTCAAAATGTAACTATTGCAAATATGAGTAATAACTCTTCTGCAACAATTTCAGTAAGTGCTAAATTACCAGGGTATACACTACAGTCAGCATCTATAACTGGTACACCATATATCACACCAGGAGCGTTTAGTTATTCAGTATCAGATAGTACGGCAACCCCTTCTTGGCCTTCGGGTGCGGGTATTAGTATTTCTGGATCTACAAGCAATGTAATGACAGTAACATGGAATTCTGCAAGTAATGCAACATCTTATGCAGATCAGGTAAGCGGTATTTTTAATTCAAGTTTATTTAATACTGGAACAAGTACTTCAGATACATGGAGTTATTCAAAAAGTGGAAATGAATCTGCAACTGTTTATGCATATAATGCTACAACACAGGCAACAATAAGTTGGGGCGCATCAGCAAATGCAGCAAGTTATTACTATTATTACTCTGTAGGATCAACATATTATGATGGTTATACAACCGCAACATCAATTACTTTTGCAACCGCTGGTTTAAAAGTTACAGTAGTTGGAGTTTCAGCGTGGTCTGATGTAAATGGTGGTGGAAATGGAACAGGTGGAACTTTAAGCGGATCAAACAATGTTACACCAACATCAAAATCAACAAGTGCTACTGGTGGACCATTTGCACTTACATATACACCTGCAGGAGTATCCCCAGTTGGTGTTTCCCCAGTAGGTGTGTCCCCAGTAGGTGTGTCCCCAGTAGGTGTGTCCCCAGTAGGTGTTTCACCAGTTGGCGTCTCACCAGTATTCCCAGTAAGTACTTTCCCAGGTGGCGTTCCAGTATCACCAGTTGGTGTTATTCCAGTAGGAGGCGTATCACCAGTAGGTGTTTCACCCGTTGGCGTATCACCAGTAGGGGTATCACCCGTGGGAGTGTCTCCAGTATTTCCAGTAGGAGTTATCCCAGTGGGCGGTGTTTCTCCTGTAGGTGTTTCTCCTGTAGGTGTTTCTCCAGTGGGTGGCGGTGGAGGATGTTTTGCTTATGGAACTCAAGTGTTATTATCAGATAATACTTTAACTAACATTGAAAATCTTACAATTGGACAAACAGTTAAGGCAGCAGTTATCCCTACATATCCAAATGGAGAAAACATAGTTAAATGGTACCCAGCCAGTGCCTGGTCACTTACAGATCCATTTGAAACAACAATTGAAGACACAACGGTTACAAACATTAGACACATTGTTGAAGATCATTATTACTTAATTAATGGTACAACAAAAGTAACTCAAGAGCACTTCTTGTTTACTGGAGTAGACAATGTTTGGCAATTTGTACAAACAAGGGATCTAGAAGTTGGCAACATGCTTATGGATTCACAAAATAATGAAATAGAGATTACATCAATAGAAAGAGTAGAAAAGATGGTAATGGTTGTTGATATTGACGTGGAAACAAACGATTTGTTCTATGCTGATGGATATATAGTACACAACGCAAAGGCCATATAGACAGATTTTAAATTAAGTGCTATAATAAGAAAGGAGGCAATATACAATGTCAAATGAATTAACTACTGATGAAAAAATTAGTATTGTAGATCAACATTTAAAGAATCTTCAATATACAAGATATAATCTTGAATTAAGTGTTAAGGAAGCAAATGCAGCAGCGGTTCCAAATACTGCTACAATTGATTCTCTTACACTTCAAATGTCAGATATTGATGCTCAAAGCGCAGTAATCAATACTGAACTTACAACATTAAATGCTGCAAAAGCAGCAGAGCAAGCAGCCCTTGCTTCAAACAACAAATAGAAAGAATAACAAATGGATAAAGCAGAACTAATAATTACTGCTCTACAACAACGTATTGGTGAGATTGTTTCAAATTATGAAACACAAATTGCCGTACTTCGTGCTGAGTATACAGAGTTACAAAACTCTATTAATGAAAAACAAGAAAATAATAAGTAGAAAGAATATATCATGGAAAAAGTAGAATTAGTACCAGGCGTTATTGTTTATAAAAATGTAATGCCTCAAAGACAACAGTTTATTGATTTCCTAGAAGAAGGTGCTTCAAAAGATCTTTTTAAATGGAACAAGGGTAGTGTTATTAATGAATATGAAAATAAACTACAAGATGTTACTAACACACAAGTTAGAGATGTTGACACATTTGGAATACCATATTTTGGAGAATTAACTCCTTACAATGGAAATAGATTTGATGATTTTGATAGTTTTGTAAGACATGGAAACAATATGTTGTTTGAAACATTGCGTGAAGTAGAAATGGATTACAAGAGAGAGTTTCATATTGATTTTGATATTCACGACTCTTATCAAATTTTAAGATATGGTAAAGGACATTTTTTCCATAATCACATGGATGATTGTGAAGCCTATCATAGAAGAATTTCATATTCATATTATTTAAATGATGATTATGTTGGCGGGGAAATAGAGTTCCCTAGGTTTAATTTAAAGATTAAGCCACAAGCAGGAGACATGGTTGTATTTCCTTCAAACTATCCTTATGCACACACAGTTCATGAGGTTACAGAGGGCGTTCGATATACAGTAGTTAACTGGATTCATTAATTAAAATGTGGTTTGCTAAAAAGAAATCAAACAAAATCTATACACCAGTTGTACCAAGTGGGTTAATTGCTCATACAGAAAAAGGATATTTTTATGTAAAAGGGCAAAAAAGGTTTAAGTTTGTTTCTGATAGAGCAAAAGATTCCTGGCTATTAACAGTTGTTGAAACCAAAGAGGTCATGATGAAAGATTATCCAGTTTCTGGATTGTTGGGATTTAGAGACGGGACTTTGGTAAAAGACATCTCAGATGGTAAAATATATCTTATAAGCGATTCAAAACGTCGCCATGTGGTAGATCCAGATGTACTGTTATGGATAGATCAAGAAGTAGTTGACGCTGGTGAAAAAGAAATATCTGTGCACCAATTAGGAGATAAGTTAAATGGCTAGTAATGTAAACCCAGTAATTCAATATGATAACGCTGTAATTGATTATACAACTATTGCTGCTCTTATTGAGGCTGTTAATAGTCATCAAAACACTATTGATCAATTAGTTGCAGGTACGTTACATACTGTTCAATCAACAGATTCTAGCGGTAATGTGATTGGTCAAACAACTGGAACAAAAAAGGTTTATGGAAATAGTGTTCCAATTACAACAAATTCAATTCACACACTAGTTGATCTTTCAAAAGGTGGGTTTACTGCACCACCAGTAGTTGTTGGAGTAGTGTTAAGTGCAGGCTCAAAGCCAGTATATTGCCATATGCAGACTGCACCAACAAAGGATAAGGCAGATTTTCATTACAGCGTTAAAACACCCGCAGGGGCCGTTTTGCACTACATTGCGGTAGGGCTTTAATGTACGAACCTATCAGGGCTTGGACAAAGCGTGATAGGAAAATAAGTATAAATGGCTATGTATTGGTAAAGGTTCCAGAACATCCAAAAAATTTTATGGGCTGGTACTATGAACATCGCCTTGTAATAGAAAAAGAAATAGGAAGAATCATTGATGTATGGGAAACTATTCACCACATTAATGAAGATAAAACTGATAATAGATTAATTAATCTATTTCTTTGCTCAAGAATAGAGCACAATAAAGCACACGCTGCTTGACAAAAGTAACATGACTCAGATACAATAAGTGTAAGAGAAAGATAAAATATGAAACAATACAAATCAGTTTTAACTGAAGATTTTGCGACGTTTTTATATAATTTTGCAGATGACACGGTAAGGAGCAAAAGAAAAGATCCTGTTTCTTTTTACCTAAATAAAGCGTGGGATGATTATATTGTTCATGATAGTGCTCCAGTAATATGTATAAGAATACCTCAAGAGTTAGTTGATCAATTTAATGTTCAAATGGAACAACAAGGAATTATAAATTTACAAGAAGATAACTTACCATCATATGGGCAAGTTATGCTTTATGTTTGGACAAAAAATTCTTATATAGCAGAACATTCAGATTCACATGGAAAGGCTATTACTATTTATTTAAATAAAGAATGGAAATATAATGATGGCGGAATGTTTAATTGGTTTGATGAAGAATCACAAGAATGGAAATCTGTTCTTCCTTCATTTAATTTAGCAATAGTTAATAATTCAAAAACATTACACGGTACTAGCCCAGTTAAAGCAGATGACAAATTTAGAATCACCTTACAGTGTTTCGTAACTAAAAAGGAAAATAATGACTAATGATTTAAAATGGATGATGGTATCTGATATTCACTTCCCTCGCCATGATCCAAGAAAAGTAGAACTATTCATGAAGGTGTTGAAGTGGTTTAAACCAGATGCAGTTGACCTACTTGGCGATATTGATGATGCAGATTCAACATCACGCTGGGCAGCAGAATATCCTGCAGAATTTTCAATACCAGTAAGTGACGGCGGAGTCACAGGAACAAGAAACTTCTTATCAGATTTAAGAAGTGCAACAGGATCAGAAACAGATATTCATTTTCACGACGGTAATCACGGCTGGACAAGACATGGTGATTACTTAGCAAAGAAGGCTCCAGCATTTCTAGAATTCATTACCCCAGATTCACTCTATGAATATAAAAAGCATGGCATTAACTGGCACGAATATAACGAGCCACCTGTTAAACGCTTTGGTGATATGTATGGTCACCACGGTGAGTCCATTTCTAAGCACTCTGGAGAATCTGTACGTAATGACGTAAACAACTGGGGAGTATCTCTAGTTCGTGGACACTCTCACCGCATGGGAGCCTATTATCAAACATACAATATCACGGGTCAAGAACTTCGTGGATATGAGATAGGCCACCTTTGCGATGAAGATAAAATGGATTATTCAATTCAAAAGAATTGGCAGGCGGGATTTGCAGTGGCTCACGTAGTCAATGATTATCCACACATGCAATTAATCCAAATAACAAGAGACTACACTTGTGTAGTTGACGGTAAAATATTTACCGCATAACCTATAAGGAGAAAATAATGAAGATTAACCAAGCGTTAATTGAGTCTTATGTGCGTAACTTGCTTGGTCAAGTTATCGCTGCAGCAACAATCGTGTCTTCAACGACACATGTTTCAGTTGCTAACTTTGGATCACACGAGTATGGCTTAGTTGCCAACGCTCTATGGGGTTCACTAGTGCCAGTAATCTTACGTTTTGTTAACAAGAAGGACCCAGCGTTCGGTATTGTTGCAGAGCAGGCTACTGCTGCAGTTACAGAAACAATTGCTAAGAAGACAACCAAAAAGGCTGCTGCAAAGTAGCATAAACGGAAAACTAAATAATGTATTGTAAAAGATGTAGTAACGGAAGAGTTTTCGTTGACAGGGTTTATTCCCAAAAACTTCGCATCGAATTGTACTGCATCTTATGTGGGAATAGATGGATGATAAGAAAAGAAACTAGGTTTGGTTCATGGCTATCAAGAGTAGAAGAAGAACTACACAAAAACTACGGTATTTCTACCTAAACGGGGATCTACACAAAGTCATACGCCAATCAAGAGCAGAAGATCTTATCGTCGCTTGGCACTATAAAAGTGGAAAGCGTGTTGCTTATAGTTTAACTGACGTTAACAAAAATAAGCAACATGCTTATCCCATCTCTCAAGTTGTTAAAATTATTGGTAAACACGAAGATACAATTAAAAGACATCTTTATGCTGGTAATTTAAAGTTTCCAGAACAAGTATATTCTTTAAATGGAAACAAAACTCCAGGAAAATATTATTGGAGTGAAGATGATGTTAGAAAAATGCATGATTATTTTAAAACAGTTCATAGGGGCAGACCAAGAAATGATGGTATTGTCAATCCAGGCAACATGCCAAGCAGGGCTGAAATAGAAGCAATAATGAAACAAGAAAACATTTTATATGTTAAAAATAATGATGGGGAATTTATCCCAGTTTGGAAACAGCCTGAATGGTAAAAGATCAAAAGTTAAATAAAGAAGCAAAGCAGACACTAGATGCTGCATTAAGAGTTTTAGAACACGCTATGGAGTTGGCTGGACAAAAAGAGGATTTAGATGCTATGATAGCCATATCGGACAGATTGATGATGTTATATCAACATCTTGCTGATAAAGGCATTAAGAAATTTAAGCCAGGGTTTGCACTAGTTGAAAAGGAAGAAGCGGAAGATGACGACGAATCAGACAAGCGTTAAGGTAGAGTTACAGTTTACACGTAACCTAGGAAATTATGAAAGTGTTCGTGTGTCTATTGGCGTAGAAGATTTTGTTCGTACGGGAGAAAATACATCAACTGCTACTGATCGTGTTTATGAATTTGTTGAGTCTAAGGTTATCGAAAAGGTAAATGAGATTGAACAAGAATTAAAGCCAAAGGGCAAAAAGTAATGACAAAAGATGAAGCAAAATTGGCATATGGCTTAGTAGGCCTTTATTGCGTTCTTTATAAAGAACTTTATGGCAAGTCACCAGTTGTAAATCGTTATCGTGAAAAATGGGCAATGCAAGATGTTGTTGATAGCGTAGGCTATGATAGAGCAAGACAATTATTAGAATATTATTTTAAGGTTGCAAAGAACGGTCATCCATTGACTTGGTTCTTTTATAATTTTGAGAAGTTAGATGTAAACCTAACTCAAGTTGAAGAAGATAAAACACGTAGAGAAGTAATTCGCCAAAAGACAAAGCAAATGGTTAAGGATATTGATAATGAATAATGAAGCAGCGGTAATTACATCTATTTGTGAGAACAAAGATATCTCTACAGTAATGGCTGCAAACATTGATAATGTCTTTACTTCTCACAGAGATGTTTGGGAAGGTTTAAAATCTTACTACATTAAGTTTAAGGCTGTTCCAGATATTTCTGTATTGACAGATAAGTTTAAAGATTTTGAACCAGTAAAGGTCAAAGGCGAGACAGCCTATTATCTTGACCAACTTAAAAATGAATACCTTGCTTCACGAATTAGAAACCTACTCCTTACGTCTGGAGCAAGTTTAAAGACAGATGCTTCATCAAGAGTTATTGCAAATATGCAAGCAGAACTCAGTAGCCTAGGTAAATTAACAAGTAATGTAAGAGACGTTGATCTTACAGATTTTAAGTTAGCAGAAGAACATTTTAAGGCAGTAAAAGATAGATCAGATTTGATGGGCGGTAGTCCAGGAATCATGACTGGCTTTAAGGCTATTGATTATGCGTATCCTACAGGTATGGCACCAGGTCATTTAATTGTTATGATTGGTTGGCCTGGTCGTGGTAAAACTTGGATGTCATCTTACCTTGCATGCAAGGCTTGGGAACAAGGATTTAAGCCAATGATTGTTTCTCTTGAAATGACTCCAGAGAATATGCGTGACCGTATTTATACCATGCTTGGTTCTGGAATGTTTAAGGCTTCAGATTTTGCTAGAGGTGCTATTGATATTGATGCATTTGATGATTGGGGAACTAAAAAGTTTGCTGACAAGAATCAGTTCATTCTTGTATCAAACGAAGGTGCTGGAGAAGTAACGCCTGCCACCATTCAAGCAAAGATTGACCAACACAAGCCCGATCTTGTTATCCTTGACTATCACCAACTGTTTGCTGACAATCAAGGCTCTAAGGCCCCTACAGAGCGTAATATGAACATCTCAAAGTCTTTTAAGGCCTTGGCGATGACCAATAATATTCCAATTATTGATATTACCGCTGCAACTATGGATGACTCAACATCTCAAGATGGACCACCATTATTGTCACAGGTGGCTTGGTCAAAGGCTATCGAGTATGATGCTGATATGGCTATGGCGGTTCATAGAACCCCAGACACAAATATTATTGAAGTGGTAAGTAGAAAAAATCGTCACGGCACAGAGTTTGGTTTCTTCCTAGATTGGGACCTAAATCGTGGTGTTGTTAAGGAAATTTACGATACTCCAATTCAATAAATAATATGTAATGATTGACTAACTTGGTATAATTAGTTAGACAGTTAGGCAATCATGTACCCACGAAAAATACATGACTTCTGGATGAATGGAATCATTAAGGATGACTCTCTATTCCAAAGTTCAAGAGAAAACTACGAAAGGCTTTTAGTCCAGCAGATGCGGGACAAGGGCTATGTTCCAGTACTTGACATGATGCCTCAGTTTAATGTAAAATACAATGAACAGAAGGATCACTACACTTTCTTGCTAGTGATGTATGGGATATATCTAGGTAAAAATAAAGCACGGCAGTATGAAGGATTTTCAGGTCAGGGCTTAATACCAAAAGGAAAATAAATGTTAGATGCATATAGTAAAGCGGATCTCCGCTCTATTTTGCGTTCCTGTGGAATTGAAATAATTTCAGAGACAGGCACTGATTTTTTGTGCCTATGCCCATTTCACCACAACTTAGACTCTCCAGCATTTGCAGTAAGTTATTCAAAAGGCTTATATATTTGCTACAATCAAAATTGTAATTCGGCAGGAACTGTATTAGATTTAGTTAAGAATCTAACTAATAGAAATGATTTTGAAGCGATGAGATTTATTGCTTCAAGTAAATTAACAGAAGCAGAAGCATTTGAAGAAGGCTTAAAAGAAATGCTTGATGAAAAACCAGAGTTCACAGAGTTCCCCAATGAAACTTTAAAATCATTACATGCTGGCTTAACTGAAGAATCAAGGAGTTATTATGCTAAAAGGCATATTAATAGTGATGCTATTGATCACTTTAATTTGGGATATTCACAGAAACAAGGAATGGTAACAGTTCCACTACATTCACCAGACGGAGTACCAGTAGGGGTAATTGGAAGATCTATAGAGGGAAAATCTTTTAAGAATAGTCCCAACCTTCCACGCAATAAGACAATGTTCAACTTGCATAGAGCAAAGCGTGAAGGTGGAACAATTATTGTTGTTGAATCAAGTTTTGATGCTATTCGTTTATGGCAGGCAGGATATCCAAATGCTGTTGCGACTTTAGGCGGGAGCATATCAGATATTAATTTAAATCATTTAAATAAGTATTCTACAACAATCATTATTATGACAGATAATGACAATGCTGGTAGAGCACTAGGCAAAGTAATTGCTAATAAATTAAAGAATAAAAATATTTTGTGGGCTAGGTATGATGCTAATATAGTTTATCCTAGACAAGCAAAAGATGTGGGCGATCTCACAGATGAAGAAATAAAGCAATGCGTAAAGAATGCAATACCGCATTTTGAATATGCATTAATGTAGTAGACAAAGCATGCCCTAGCATGCTATAATGAATACAACAGGACATTTTAGAGTCCGTTATACTAAGGAGAAAATATATGGGAATCGTAAGAGGCTTAAATGCATTAAATCAACAAATGGAAAAGTCAGAATATTCTGGCGAAGGTCAAAAAGGTACTTGGCTAAAGATTAACGATGGACAATCAGTGAAGATTCGTTTCATGCAAGAGATTGATCCAAATTCAGAAAACTATAATGAAAAGGCTGGAACTGCTTTTATTGCAGTTGAGCATACAAATCCAGATCACTACCAACGCAAAGCGTTGTGTTCAATTGAAGACCAAGGCCGTTGCTTTGGTTGCGAAATGCATCGTCGTGATCCAAAGGCTAAGTGGGGTGGCAAGAAGCGTTTCTATGCAAACGTAATTGTTGATGATGGTGCTAAGGAACCATATGTCGCAATCCTATCACAAGGCCTAGGTCCAAAGGCTATTACTGAATCAGTAATTGCATGGGCGGGAGAAACAGGTAGCATTACAAACACTAACTGGAAGGTAAAGCGTACAGGTAGCGGAGCAACAGATACAAGTTATTCTGCAATTCCACTTCCAACAGCAAGCATTGAACCAATCAACTTTGATAAGTATGAAATGTTTGATCTTGAAAAGACTGCAGTACGTGATGTACCTTATGCGGAGCAAGAGGCGTTCTACTTTGGAACAACAACAGATTCCTCAAGTGAAAAGGAATCATCCACTTCATCAGCCGTTGAGTGGTAATTAGAAACTAATAGAAGAGATTAAAATGTCTGACTTTGTGCATTTGCATGTTCATAGCCATTACTCGTTGATGGATGGACTTAATACCCCTAAAGAATTACTTCAGGCTGCAAAGAATCAAGGTCAGACATCTCTTGCTATTACAGACCATGGATCACTAGCAGCACATAGAGATATGCAGATTGCTGCAAAAGAATTAGGTATAAAGCCAATCTTAGGATTAGAGGCGTATATTTCTGCTACTGATCGTTTTGACAAAAGAGCGGTATCCAAGCGTGAAGATAATACTTCGCTTTACAACCACATTATTCTTCTTGCCAAGAATGATCAAGGTTTAAAAAACCTACAAAAGTTATCACAGATTGCTTGGACAGAAGGATATTATCACAAGCCACGAATTGATATAGAAGTTCTATTTGAATTTGGTGACGGTATAATTGTATTGTCTGGTTGCATGAATGGACTTATCTCAAAGGCTATTGAGCGTGAAGATATGGACAAGGCAAGAGAATATGTTAAGATGTTTAAAAAGCGTTTTGGCAAAGACTTTTATATTGAAGTACAAGCACACAACCCAGATAGTTTAAACACTGCCCTTCTTGCATTGGCAGATGAGTTTGGGGTGAAGCCAGTTGCTACAGGAGACTGTCATTTTGCAGTTAAAGAGGAGAGGGATTTGGAAGAACTCCTCCTCATCCTATCAACAAAGCCAACGCAAAACAAAGAAGCAGATTACACAAGTGGTCGTGCACGATCTAATATTATTGATCGCTTTGACCATATTTATCCCGATAGGCCTATTTCTTTCGCTGACATTAACGTTTATATTCAATCCTATTCTGAGATTAGTATGGACTTTGAGAAAGTTAAAATTGAAAGAAAAGATATTTATGAATCGTCAGTAGAGATTGCTGACAAAGTTGAGCCTTATGATTTTCATGAGAACCTTGATTTGCTACCAGTACCAAAGAAAAATGCTTTAAAGACGTTAAAAGATATGTGTGAAAAGTCTCTAGTAGATATGGGGTTGGATAATGAGACGTACAAAGAAAGACTCAAAGAAGAACTTAAGGTCATTTCTGATAAAAACTTTGCTAGTTACTTCCTTGTCGTTGGCGATATGGTTGGCTGGGCGAAGGACAATCAAATCATGGTTGGACCAGGACGTGGATCCGCAGCAGGATCTTTAGTATGTTATTTAATGGGTATTACAGATGTAGACCCAATTAAGTTTGACCTATTGTTCTTTCGTTTTATTAATCCAGAACGTAATGACTTTCCTGATATTGATACAGATTTTATGGATCGCCGTCGTGGTGAGGTTAAAGAGTATTTACGTAAGAAGTTTAAACACGTTGCTTCTATTTCTACATATCAATACTTTAAGGATAAGGGGGTTGTTAGAGATGTTGCTCGTGCGTTTCTTGTCCCACTTG